AACGGATTTTAAGATGTTCCAATATATGAAGAACAACTCTAAAAACCAAGCGGAGTTTAATGATAACCTTTTACGCAGACATTTAATATTCCGTTCAGCATTATACCCCGAATATAATAATGGTAACTTAAATGACGGACAATTGACGCCAGAGGTTAATCAACCATTTAAGTCATCAATGACTTTACCAGGTAACGCTTGGGGTTGGAGTAGAGACAAGTTTAAGTCAAGTAACTATAATGCTATGGGTTCTTTATGTTGTGGTTCATCTTTTCCAACATGGTACGGACATACAACAAATTAAAGTTGCTTGTAATGAAAAATGATAGTATAGCAAATGGGTGTACCTTGGCTGGTTTATTCTCTTATGTAATGAAGTTCCAAGCAGAACTTACATTATTACTGGTACTTACTGGTTTATTACTTAATTTTATAAGAATCTACGATAGATTTAAGAACAAGAAAAAACCCCAAGAATAACTCGGGGTTTACACAATGGATGAAAAAAAGTAATGGTTAATTGTATAGCAACATTTATTCCATTGTGCCACCGTTAGCCCTTATTACAGCCTCATAATGTTGGTGTAACTCTTGGACTTCGGGTGAAGGTTTTAACTCGGGGTTATCTACAATAACCAAACGCCTTGTTCTCCTAATGGTATCGGCGTTCCATAGAGTTTTATTATTTATAGCATTTATAAAATCACTAATGGTTTCCAAGTTATTCTCTTTTGCTTGTTTAAGCCAAATGTGTGTAAGTAAAAAATTAACATCTTCTCTTAAGTGGGGTAAGTCAGTTAAAAGAGATTTAATTGCGTCGTATTTAACCCTTTTGCGTGCCATTTTTATAAAAGTTATCAATTTCAATTAGTTTATCTTTAACATTTTTTGTTTTACCAAACATACACCACTCTGTAAGGGCGTCTGTTACCAAACAAAGTTCAAGTAATGACACTGGTTTACCTTTAGATTTTAAGAACTCCAAAGCCAAGTGTGACTGGTTTTGCCAAATAATTTTTTGGTCTTTTTCTCGTGTTTCAACAACTTCAATCATTTTTTTAGTTTTTTTATGGTTAATTTATTTTATTACTTTAATTATAATAAATAAATAGAATAAAACAAGTATTATACTTAATTTTTTTTAATTATTCTTAAAATGGTAAACCATCATCAATTTCATCATCACTTGCCGCTTGTTGTAAAACATAAGATAAAAACGCATCATTGTTATCAGTTAATATTTGTTGTACTAATTCAAACAAATCAACTGGGTTAACCAATAGCATATAGTCGTTCTCATCTTGTTCTCTTAAACTTTGTGCCTTAAAAGTAATAACAATATTACTTATGTGGTCTGGGTCATCTTCATCATATTGGTTAATGGTATCATAAAAACTGTTAATACCAAAACAATCACCCCACTCTGTTAATACTTGTTTCTTAAACTCTTCTCTAAAATCTTTATTCATTATTGTTGAGTTTATCTTCAAAATAATTTATGTATTTTTCATATTCTAATTCCCTTTGTTTTTCCCGCCACATTTCATATTGGTAATCTTCATCAAGCATGTTTTGGATTTGGTAATCTTCTTGGTAGTTCTCAAATAGTTTTTTCGTGTAACTCATAATTTTTAATATTTAATTCTGTTTGGTATTTTTCAATATATTTTATAACCCCTTCGTAAGTATAATTAGTTAACTTATTCCAAGGCTCATATACTATTTTTTTTCTTTTGGTGTTTATAAAACCATAAGTAATATTGTAGTTATCATCATTAATCATTGATATGGCAACATACATATCATTTACTATTGCTCTCCTAATGGTTTTTTTACCCATATTAGTTTCAAGTATAACATTTTTAACTTTGTTATCTTTTAACCAGTTTACAATATCAATGTTAACCATGTTATTAGTGTTTAAGTACTTTACCGCAAAGTGGATTTAGTTCAGTGGTAACAATTGTACCCTTTTTGACCCTTTTTTTGTTGTTTAAGACAACATCACACTCCAATGTGGTGGTAGTCCTACCAAACCAAGATAAAGTGTCTCTATCCCTTTTATTTGTGTTTATGTTACCCATATACTTACCGTCAACATAATAGTCAAGGGTATAACCAATAATATCAAATTGTACTTTATCCATAATTTTACTTTTTTTCATACTACAAATATAAATAATGTTTTTGATATTCCAAAGAAATTATTCGTCCATTGTGTATAAATCCTCAAATCCAAAACCTCGTTGGTGTGCCAAGCCAGCCAAGGCAAGATATGTTTTTGTATCACCAACCCAGTTTACAGTTGCCATTACATTGCGGTCAAAGTCAATGTAAAACTCACACCATGTTTTACCGTGAGACCACTCCCAAAAAAATGTATTATTCATTACGGTGGTAACATCTCTGCGTAAAAGGTAAGTAGCGGTACTAATAATGAATATACCACTTGTATCAATTGTTTTTTTATTCTCCTTTGCCATAACCTTCTGTAATATCAACCCAACGAGCATGTATGTTTTTTGGATTTTTTAATCCAACATTTATTTTTGTAATCTGTTCCCTTGATATTGTTTTGTTTTGGTGGTTAGCCGCAAATGAGCGATTTATTTTATTTGCGATTTGTTGGTGTGTGTAGTTACCAGATAACAACATTTTAATTATGTTGTTTACCAACGCTGGTGTTAATTTTTGTTTTCCCATAATAGTTGCTTTTTATTAAATATATAAATAATTTATAAAAAAACAAGATAACCTTGTTTTATTACTTATAAATATACATAAAATCAACTTTCTTCAATTTCTTTGGAATATTTTTCCATAAATTGCTGGTGTATAGTTTTACCACAACCAAAACAATAACCAATCTTTTTAAGAAATTGTTGGGTATCAATAAAATCTTTTTCGGTTAAAGGATTAAGTTTTAAGTAAGCCATATCTTTATCTGGTTCAATATCCAATTTTTGCCCGTGATGTTTACAAGAACTATCAATACCCCATATACTATCTTTGCGTTTATAAAAATCTTTTTCTGGTTTGTAAGTACCACATTGGGTACAAAAATAAGTCCAACCATCTACGGACATCATACGGCGGGATAAATATTGTTGGAAATGTTTAGACATAAAAATAAATAGTTTTTTTTTTGTAAGTTATCTTGGTTGTTTTTTGTTTTTTATTATATTTATAAATGTTAATGGGACGCTCTGTATATCTACAAGCACCTGGCGTTAACAGTTAAAGTACTTACCAGGGGGACAACCAAAGGTACAACCGAGAACAAAGAAAGAACGGTGGTAAAGGGCTGTAAGGGGGCTCGTAAGTTGCTTTCAAGTTATAACACCCATACTTGTTATAATCTGCCGATAAATAGTTGGTAGTGGTTCTAACCCATATAACAGTGGGACTAGAATCACTCTGCCTCTAAATAGTATTTTATATAATAATAACTCTAGAATAAATAATATATATTATGGCATTAAATATTGAAGATAGAATAAATAATATTACTGGTGAAATCTGGTGTAACTGGAAAAAGCACTGGGTAATACCAGAAAAAATGAATATAAAACATACTGCCGATAAAACTAAAATATATTACCAAAGTTATTGTAAAGATTGTGTTTATGAGTATAATAAAATTAGAAATCAAAAAATTGAATCTGGTGAACATATACCAAAACCAAGTGGTAAAAAAATAGATTATTTAAGAATAAGTGATAATCCAGATGATATTGCTGAAATGAAAAAATACTTTGAAATTATGGGTTATGATATTAACCAAAGTATCCACGAGCAATTTATGAAAAAATATAAGTTTTACATTGACAACCCGAAATGGTATTGATATATTTATAGTAGGTTCACTTGGGTAGATTTATTTTATTCAGATAGTTGCTCTCATTAACAAACAACAACAGTTTTTTTCCAAAGTGACTCCAAAACCCATCTCCACAAAAGATGGGTTTTTTTATTTATGTTTTTTTTAATTTATTGTTTTTTATTTGATTTTTGTTATATTTATTAGTATGAGTTACTTTAATATGAATAATGAAGAACAACTGTTATTACAACAAATACTTGTATTAACAATATTGTGCCATAAAACAATATTGTATAAAAAAAACAACACACTTAAAACATTAAAAGTTGTGGGGCACATAAATAATATGTTAAGAACATCACATAAAAAAGAAGATTATGAAATATCACAATTATTAAATGATGTACTTAAAAACAAGGTATATGTATTAGATAACCAAATAAAATAATTAAATATTTATAAAATATGGGATGCGGTTGTAAAAAAGGTAAAGGTAAAGTTATGAATAATTTAAATAATGTTAACTATATTACTGAAGCCAAACAAGTATATAATGAAACTATATTAGGGAGGGATATAGATAGTTTTACAGATTTGGAAAAAGTTATTATTTTACAAACATATAACTTGTTGTATCCAGCATCAAGCATACAACCAAGTTTAGAAGAAGCAATAAATAAAATAAAAGAAGGAATTGAAGTTTATGACATCAGAAGAAAAAAATAAAAAGCCAGGTAGACCCCGTTTAGAATCCACCATACCAGTTGGTTGGGACGAGATTATTTTAGACGCTGGCGCAAGGGGTAAACACATTACAGATTTTTTAATCACATTGGGTATTAGTTGGGAAGGACACTATAGTTTATTAAAGCGTAATACCAAATATTCTGAAACCGTCAACGAATATCAAAAGTTATGTGAGCAGTATTGGTATAATATGGCACACAACGCAATGGCTGAAGATGGCGGGCAAAAGTTTAACAGTAGATTGTGGAGTTTAATAATGCGTAATAAGTTTGGTAATAATTGGACGGAACAAACCCATGTTGATTTAACAAGTAAGGGTGAAAGCATTGATAACAAAATCCAAATTGAAATATTAAAAAACAATGACTTGTTAAATGACTAAACCCGTTGATGATAAAGATTGGTTTTATTATACAGAAAAACCGTATTACAACAACGGAAGCAACAAACATTTATCAAAGTTAATAAAAGATTTTATAACACAAAAAACAAATGAATTATATACACCCAAAGGAGTTAAAAGAAAATCCACTGAACCCAAGAACCATAACTGACAGTAAGTTTGATAAACTGGTACAAAGTATTAAGGAGTTCCCAAAGATGTTGGAACTACGCCCAATAGTAGTAGATAACACTTTAACTGTGCTGGGTGGTAACATGCGTTTAAGGGCTTGTATTGAAGCGGGACTTGATAAAGTACCATACATAATCGGCACCGATTTAACTGACGATGAAAAGAAAGAGTTTATTATTAAAGATAACTTGGGTTATGGCGAGTGGGACTGGGATATGTTACAAATAGATTGGGATATGGAACTATTACAAGACTGGGGGTTAACATACTTGGAACAAGAACCACAAGTAGATTACAGCATACTTGATGATGATGAGGTTGATAGTATATTGAACGGTATGGAGCAAAATGTAATGCGTGGTATACAAATAGAACTATACCCCGAGAACTATGATGAATGCCAAGAGTTAATTAGTTTTTGGCGTGAAAGGGAAGGTTACATTGGTGGTATGTTAATAGAAAAACTAAAAGAGGAAAAAGAAAAACTTGTATAATGATTTACCAAATGGTTGGAAATTGTGGTGTTGGTAAAACTTGGGTTATGCTACAATTATTAAAACAAGGTAACTATAAACCTTACAAGTTTGGTTTATGGCGTTTTATGCGTGACGGCAATAAGGTTATTGTTGGTAAGTATGATGGTAGTGTATTTCAAGGCAGTGATAAAATGGCAATGAATATAGCCAGTCAGTTTGATATGTTTAACCAAGTGGTAAAACAAAAAGGCTGGCTGGTACTG